CATTGTATTCTATGTTTTGATTCGTCTCGCATATGTGGATCATAGTTTCTAAAATCAAATTCTAATTCACCACCTTTGTATTCTGAACCATCTGTCAACTGACAGGTCATGGATAATTTTCTAATCTTACCATGCTCCGGTGTATCTGGTTTATCATAAGGTTTATCCCAACTATCACAATGCCAATCGTAATATTGATTTAGTTTATATTTTGTAAATTGACAAGGCTCAGATCTTTCCCAATCAAAATTCCAACCAGCTGCTCTATTTGCTTCGTGAACATAAGGGTGTAGTTCCTTATATATCCAGGTATCATTAAGCCATACCAGATCAGATTTTCTTTTACGTTGCATATTTTTAACCTCATCTTCTTTTAATTTTCTATCACCATATCCACCAGTTCTAGCCATAACTTCTTTTTGTTCGTTAGCATATGCTATTACATCTTCACAGAATCTAGGTGTGAGAACACCACTAAAATACCAGTAGTAATTAGATATATTCATAGGTTATTGTCTGTACAAAATTCAAACTATCCTTTTGATTATTGGTTAAGTAATACATATTTGTTGATGGAAACATTATAAATCTGTTATTTGTAAGAGGTATATCCCAAGATCTACCTTTTCGTCTATTATCCTCATAGTGTATTCTAACCATACAGTCTTTAACTTTTACACCATATAATAATGTATAATCTGGTGAATTACGTAAATCCACAGGATCTATATTTAATAGAGGAATTGTAGTTTCCTGAGGCTTATACATATTACCCCACGTTTCTTTGTTAATTAGAGTAAAACCATATTCAAGATTAATGTGATCTCGTATATAGGTACTCAACATGTCCCAAGTTCTTGAAAACGGAAATTCTTTGTTTTGAATTTGTGATTGTAAGATGTCGTTTGATAATTTATTTCGGTCAATGTCCCAATCTTTGGGCATCTCTACATCACCATAATATAAAGCTATTTCAGATAATACTTTCTTTTGCATACCACCACCAGATATAAATTATGCCAAACTATTAGTCAAGTCCCAAGATTGATTAGTTTCATTCCACACATAATTCCAATCGTATGTTCTCATACCATTTTCATCAACTGCATCATTCTGTGATTGTTGTTCCGCAGTGAGTGCAGGAGCATCACCGATCGGTGATTTCCAACTTGCAGTTGCAGTATCTTTGACCCAAGATGCATATGGTTTTTTAGACCAGAAGATATTGTTATCCTCATCCCACTCATAACCTATACCTGCGTAATTTCCTCTAAATGCTTTTGAGTCATCACCGGAATTATGTTTATTTTGTGATGTATTGTAAGATGTTTGAATCCACATCTGTGCAGGCCAATTGTTGTGATGTTCTAAATATTGTTGACCTACTGATTCATCTTCAACACCATCAGCATTTAACATTTTATCATTGTCCATTGTAAGAACAGCGATAACTTTTCCATTAGCTCCTATTTTTGCAAAATGTGCCATAATGTTTCTCCTTATATATTAATTTTTATAGTTCATCAACCTTGGAATTTATATCTAATAATAACAATTCCCGATCCACCTGTGCCACCAGTTTTTCCAGGGTTTCCACCAGAACCACCGCCGCCACCACCAGTATTTGCCGTTCCATTAGACCCTGCACATCCTGTTGAACCACCAGCACCACCTCCACCTGTTGCAGTACCTCCGGCTGCACATTGAGGTGCATCTCTACCTCCACCACCACCGCCACCACCTGCTCTTGCTGTTGGTGTTCCATTAATTGAAGAAGTAGCAGCAGCTCCTCCAGTGCCACCTATGGAAGGTTGAGGAGGGGCTCCTCCACCTAAACCACCGGCACCAATTGCACCACCACCTCCGCCACCACCCATATTTCCAGTGGGTGTGGGAGTATTACCACCATCATTACCTTGTGGAGGACTTACTGGAGGTGTATTTCCAGCTCCAAGTCCACCACCAGTTGATTTTCCACCCCCTGATCCACCAGCAAGGGCAGGTTGTTGTGCTCCTGCTCCACCACCACCTCCGGCAGATGTTATTGTTGAAAATACTGAGGGAACACCACTAGTGCCTGTTTGTTCAGGATAACTTGGGGCTGGTGTTGGACCTCCTGGTTGACCCGCACCTACTGTAATTGGATAACCTTGAACTGCAACAGGTAAAGCTGCAACCGGACTTGGAGATGAACCTGCAGTAGATACGGTATAACATCCAGAGGCTGTCCCTCCAGATTCTCTGTATCCTCCTGCACCTCCACCACCAGAACCATATCCACCTCCACCAGATATCGCTCCACTACCACCAGCTCCACCACCGCCACCTATTACTAAATAATCTACTGTAGCTGACCCTGCTGGATTACCCACAGCCGAAACACAAAAAGTTCCAGGACCTGTAAATGTGTGAACTTTAAAATTTGTACAAACGGTTGTTACAGTTCCTCCTGTTGCAGCTATATATTGTGCTGTTGGCACTTCTGATTGTAAACCTGAATCTGTTACTAACCAACCTTTTGTTGAATCTATAAAAACTAATGTTACCGCAATACCTTCTGTTACTAAAGTTGCATTAACAGTTGAACCACCAATTTTATCTGAACCATTTTGAACTAATGTAAGAGTTCCAGTATCAAAAGTATTTGCATAATCTTTAAAACCAACAACTGCTCCTGCAGTTCCTGCAGGAAGATTAACACTAAATCCTCCACTTGACGTATCTACAAAATATCCTTCACCAGCCACCGCTGTAAAACCTGTTGTTTTAACTGTTGTTTGCCAGTTAACAGCACCTGTTGCTCCAAAACCATTTGCAGTTCCATTGTTTGTAATTGTTGCACCAGCAGGAATGACAAATGAATCGCCACTATCTCCTAATGTAACAGTACCACAATTTGTTCTTGGACTAATTTTATTTACTTTTACTTCACTCATAATTTACCTAATTTTGAAATTTATACCTTATTATTACTATACCAGATCCACCATTTTTGCCACCAACACTTGGGACAGATCTCTCACCTCCACCACCGCCGCCACCTGTATTGCATGTGCCAGCTGTTCCGTTTGAACTAGTGCCTGTTGTGCCTGTTCCTCCACCACCGCCGCCACCTGTATTGTCTGTGCCAGCTGTTCCGTTTGTATTTTGACCTGTTGTGCCTGTTCCTCCACCACCAGCTCCACCTGCTCCAGCAGTTCCTCCATTGTAACTTGATCCACCGCCACCACCTGCTCTAGCTGTTGGAGTCCCATTAATTGAACTTGTAACTCCTCCACCACCTGCACCGCCTGCTGATGGATTCCCAGCAGAACCCGCTGCTCCAGCTCCACCACCGCCACCCATTCCATAGTGAGGCGAACCATAACCTGCTATACCACCATCATTACCTTGTGGAGGACTTACTGATGGCGTGTTTCCTGATCCTTTTTGTGTGTTGTTATTTTTTCCACCACCACCTGAACCCCCATCTAATCCAACTCCAGGACCTCCACCACCAGCTCCACCTCCAGCAGATGTTATTGTTGAAAATACTGAATTAGCTCCAGAGGTACCTGATGAACAAGGTTGCGCGGTTCTACCCGCTCCGCCACCACCTACTGTAATAGGGTAAGCTGTGGCAGGAACTGATAACGCTACAGCTGGACTTACACCTAATGGACTTGCCGCATAACAACTTGCTGATCCTGGGGATTCTCTATAACCACCAGCACCTCCTCCAGAACCGTGATCTCTACCACCACCTCCGCCACCACCAGCAACGACCATGTAATCTACTTTATTTGAACCCGCAGCATTACCTGCATTTGAAACACAAAATGTACCTGGGCCTGTAAATGTGTGAATTTTAAAATCTCCAGTACAAGTAACCGTTCCACCTGTTGCTGTAATATATTGTGCAGATTGAACATTAGAGGTTGAATCGTGAATATCAAGCCAGCCTTTTGTTGAATCTGCAAAAATTAAAGTTACTGATTGAGATTCTGTAGATAAATTAGCGCTTCCAACTGAACCACCGATTTTGTCTGACCCATTAGGAGTGACTGTTACACTATTATTATCCCAAGTATTTGCATAATCTTTTAATGCAACTATATCTCCTGCAGATCCTGCAGGTAAGTTAATAGTTATAGTTCCACTCGTGGTATTTAAAAAATAACCTTTTCCACTTTCAACTGTTAAAGGTGAATTTGAATTTGTATAAATTGTAGTTTGCCAATCAACAGTTCCTGTTCTACCAAA